GAGGGGGCGCGTCTCCTTGCTCTGGCCGTCCAGGACGCAGGCTCTCAATCGGCGGTGGCTACCCGGTGCGGGTTCTCGAAGGTCTACGTCCACCAGTATCTCGGGGGGCGGAAGCCGGGGATCGAGAACGCGCTGGTGATGAAGAGGCGGCTCAAGATCCCGGTCGAGGCGTGGATCCGTCCGGCACGGGTGGAGGAGGTGGCGGCGTGAATGACATCGTCGTTCCCGCAAGGTGTCAGAGGCGGAGAAGGCCAAGCAGAACGAACTTCGGTTCAACGGAGTGAACTGATGAGCAACATTCTTGCGTCTACGACTCAAATCCTTGACCTCCTGGTCCCGCTCGAGGGGCCCGACCGGGCGCGTGTGCTGCGAGCTGTCCAGGCGGCTATCGACCTGACGGTGGAGCCTCCCTCGCCGTTTGCCGGGATTGACATCCCGGTCGAGAAGGAGAAGCCCGCTCGCCGGGCCCCAAAAGCACCTCGCAAGGCAAAAACAAAGCCGGCGTCCGACCTGGAGTCCAAGATTCTGGAAGCGATCCGGCTGGGCAACTCCCGCCCAAAGAACATCGCAAAGACGATCGGGACCAGCTCCCAGAGCTACCAGTTTCGCCGGGCGCTACTGAAGCTGCTCGAGAGCAAAGCCGTGACAGCGACGGGAGCCGCGAGCGGTCGGCACTACCACGCTGGCACAACGTCGTGATCGCCTCTCTCGGCAAGAGGCGCACAGGCATCTATCCGGGCCTGGAGGAAGCGCTGGACAAGCGCTGTCTCCACCCCGTGGGCACTGAGATTCACCGTGTGTTCGATGGCGCACTGCTGGCGCGGTACGTCGAAAGGAGACCGATCAATGGCAAGAGCTAAGAAAAGCCCCATCAAGACCGTTCAATCGATCAGCGACTCGCCCGTTCGCGTCCTGCCACCCGTGGAGGATGATGACGATGTCCAGGAGACAGAAGACCAGGAGGCGCCGGCGAGTGCTTCGTCGGAGGAAGCGGCGCGCTGGGCCTGGGTGGACGACGCGATCAAGAGCAGGTCCCTGGCTCGATTGGCCGAGGTCCTCACCGACATCGAGCGCATCAAGCTCGAGCTCGACACCGAACTCTCCGACACGAAGGCCGACCTTGGAAAGCGTATCAAGACCTGCAAGGCTCGCCGCTCCGACGTCATCCACGAGATCGAGGAGCTCACCCACGTGTGGGTCCTCGACAACGCGATCGAGGTGGCCTACCTCGTCCACGCCGACTCGCAAGCCAAGGTCGAAAGCCTGATTCAGGACCGCAACGACGAGGAGGACGGGGACACTCGCGAATCGCTGCAGCGTGCGATCGATGGCATCGCAAAGAAGACGCGGCCGATGCAGCCCGCGGACAATCAGGAGGCCCTTCCCTTCGGCGACGCGGCGGAGGGCTGACGTGCAGCTTCGCGACTATCAGGAGGCAGCGATCGCCGAGGGCCGAGCTCACTACGCCCGCGGCGCTCGCTCTCTCCTGTTCGTCGGGCCCACTGGCATGGGAAAGACCATCCTTGGCGTTTCCCTCGCCCTGTCTCACGTATCCAAGGGCGGTCGCGTGCTCTGGCTCGCTCACCGCCAGGAACTCGTGCAGCAGGCCGCCGACTCCGTCCGACAAGCTGGAGAGGTGCCGGGGATCATCGCTCCCTGGGCCTCCCCCTTTCCTCACGCCCGCATCCAGGTCGCCTCGGTCCAGACGCTCGTCGCTCGTGACCAGCGCCCCGAGGCCTCTGTTGTAGTCCTCGACGAAGCGCATCACCACGTCGCGGAGCAGTGGGGCACGGTCGCCGACTCCTACCGCGACGCGCTGCGCATCGGCCTCACGGCCACCCCCGAGCGCCAGGATGGGGTTGGCCTCGGCAACCTGTTCGATGCGCTCATCCCCGTTGCTCAGCCGGCCACACTGATCGCAAACGGACACCTGGTTCCGGTCGAGGTGCTTCGGCCCGCCGCGGCGTCCAAGTCCCTGGCAGAGGACCCAGTCGAAGCCTGGCGACGTTGGGGCAAGGGAGGCAAAGCGATCGTCTTCGCCTCCTCAGTCAAGGCCGCCAAGGATATCGCCTCGAGGTTTGAGGCGCTCGGCGTTCCGGCCCGAGCGATCACCGGCAAGCTCGGTTCAGCTGATCGAGAGGTGGCGATTGTTCGTTTCCGGTCAGGCACTGTTCGCGTGCTGTGCGGCGTGCATACGCTCACGGAAGGTCTCGACGTGCCGGATGCCTCGGTCGCGATCCTTGCCCGCGGGTTCTCTTCTCCCGGCGCCTACATCCAGGCCGTTGGTCGCGTCATGCGACCCGCCCCAGGAAAGACTTGCGCTCTCATCCTCGATCTGATGGGCGTGTCAATTGACCACGGCCTCCCCGACGAGGATCGCTCTTACTCCCTGCAGGGCAAGGCGATCAAGAGCAAGGAAGGCCTCCTTCCGATCCGCCAGTGCCCAGCGTGCGGAAGAGTTTTCCGAGCGGCGGAGTTCCACGGCGTAAAGGCCATCGAGACTTCGCCTGGCTCGCTCATGTTCGAGCACGTTCCGTCCCCTCGTCCTCGATGCCCCGGATGCGGATACGAGATGCCGCTGAGGCATGACCCTCGCGTCCGCAGGCAAGCGATGGTGGCAGCACACGCTGGGCACACGTCAGACCGTCGAATCTCTGCGCTGCAGCAGCTTTTCGCGACCGCCCGCGCCAAGGGCTACAAGCCCGGGTGGGCCGTGATGCAGTTCAAGGTCCGATACGGACAGTTTCCTTCGCAGGACATGAAGATCCAGGCGGGGTGGCGATGAAGGCACCACGGGCAGCCAAGTCCACCACCCTCGGCGGCAATCAATCCAAGGCTCACACCGCTCTCGTCCGGGACATTCGCCTGGCCCTGGGCGACGAGCCCGACCTGGTGCTCTGGCCGATGCAGCCCGGCGGAGTGTCGGATTCGACAGGCCGCCCCATCCGCACTGGCCCAACTGGCATGGCCGACCTGTGCGGGGTCCTCGCCCCCCAAGGCCGGTGGTTCTGCCTCGAGGTCAAGACCGGGGCGGCTCAGCAGACCAAGGGGCAGCGACTTTGGAGCCAACTGGTAACCGACATGGGCGCCTGTTACCGCGTCGTCCGTTCGGTGGAGGAGGCCCAAGCCGCCCTCGTTGCTGCTCGTCGAGGTGAGGCATGACCCGCGACTGGACACCCACCGTGGACGTCCTGCCCCACATCCACTGCACCTCCGAAGGCTACTGCTGCCGGTGCGGAGCCACCTGCACCGTCGACCCGAAGCGGTCAGACGACGCGTTCGAATGGCTCAGGACACACCGAGCTTGCTCGAGGGAATCATGATGGCTTACGACCACGGAAACGACGGCAACGTCCAGCCTCTGCAGTCGCCCCCGTGCGACATTGCTGCCGAGCAGGCCATCGTGTCCCTCGTTCTCACCCTCGAGACCACGGAGACGGTCCGTCGGCTGCTCCGCCCAGAGCACTTCTACTCGGACGCCCTCCGCCAGATCTATCAGGCTGCTCTCGCTGTGGAGCTCGCCGGCTCCAAACCAGACATCCTGACCGTTCGCGGATACCTGCAGGACGCGGGGCGACTCGAACGTGTAGGCGGGCCGAGGTTTCTCGCCGAGGTCCTGTCCTCCCCTGGCGGCACGAACGCGAGGGAGTACTCCGATCGTATTCGCGAAAAAGCACTCCTTCGAGAGGTCATCGCGACCGCTCGCCGAATTGCTGCAGAGGGCTATTCGGCGCACGACCCGGGCGCCTTTATTGCTGACGCCAGGCGCTCTCTCGAGCAGATCGACGCCACCGGCCGCGGTCGCCTCGAGCTCTTGCCAGCTGGGTGGATGACGGAGCCGCTGCCCCAAAAGCTATGGGTCTCGAAGCAACTTTGGATCGGCCCAGGCCGCCCAACCATGATGTCCGGATACGGCTACTCGGGCAAGTCCGTGGCGATTCAGTCGATGGCTCTTTCCGTCGTCGAGGACCTTCCGATCTGGGGCCAGTTCCGCGTTCAGAACCCTGGCCCAGTTCTGCATATCGACCACGAGCAGGGGCGAGAGGACACCATCAGGCGCTATCAGCGCATTGGTCGAGCAATGGGCGTAGACCCCGCCCACGTCGAAGCGAACCTCAAGGTGACTTGCCTTCCCCGCCACTTCAGGCTCTCGAACGCTGACGCCGAGGACGTGCTCGAGGAAGCCTGCCTCGGAGTCCGATTGTGCATGATCGACTCGCTCACCAACTCGACACCTGGCCTAGACCAAATCGGGATAGAAATCGGCCACGCTGTAGCGAAGCTCATGGCCGTCTCGGACCGCACTGGCACCAGCTTCGTCCTCATTCACCACGATGCGAAGGGCGGCAAGGAGCGCGACCCGAAGGAAAGAGCAAAGGGCAACGGGGCGATTTTCTCCAACTGCGGCACCGTCTTCCAGCTCACAGGCAAGGTGCAGGACGACGGCTCAACAATCACCGAGGTGATCAACGTGAAGGTCGGCGCCGGCGGCGCCAAGCCCCTGCAGCCTTTCGCCCTTCGCATCGATGACGTGCTATCCGAGGAGGGACAAGAGCGATGGGGTCTCGAGTGCCGGCAGATGACGCTCGAGCAGGTCGACCCGCCCCAGAGCCCGAGCGCCGTCCGTGACGAGTGCGCGTCCCGCATCATGGCCGCCCTACGGAAGGAGCCGGGCATGAGCGGACGCGAGCTCGCCCAGGTGACCAGAATCCGGCGCGCCGACGTCGCCCCCACGCTCGACTACCTGCAGCGGATGGGAATGGTCGAGAAGGTCTCGCGGGCCGGCCGAGGTGGGGGAGACGCCTGGAAGCCGGCTGACACATCCGTCCAGACGGAGAACCAATGAACTCCACCGATTCCAGAAAGAAGTGGTTCCCTGGACCCGGAACCACTTCGGTTTTCGAGGCCTCTAAACTGGTGGCAAAACGACGGAATGTCAGCAGGTTGCGCCAGAAAGAAGTGGTTCCCAAACCGTCGGGAACCACTTCGGTCGCAAAAACGTCTCGGTTTTGGAAGTGGTTCCCACAGATCCCCGGAACCACTTCGCGTCGCTCCTTGGCGTCAAAACAGGCCATTTCACACACCAGCCCGAAGTGGTTCCCAACTGGTTCCCAACTGGTTCCCGGAACCGGTTTGGGAAGTGGTTCCCGAAGTGGTTCCCGAGGGGCCCCCTTAAGGGGGGCCCCCCCTCGGGAAGCATCCACGTTCGGGAGCCCTACCACTTCCTGGGCGGGAACCGGTTCGGAGGTGAAGCATGATCTACTTCATCGAAGCCATCGGGACCGGGCGGGTGAAGATCGGAAGGGCTCACGATGTGGACAAGCGGCAAAGGACATGCAAGCGGTGTTCAAGGGGGCGCCCCAAACAGGTGGGGACGCTTTGAGACCAAGGGGAGTCAAGAGAGAGTCCCGGCGCTTCAATGGGAGCGGAATTGTTACAGGGGAGGCGGTGAGTGATGGCACGAAAGAGTGAGGGATCCCGACTCCTCGCGGCCACTGGCCTGGACCACGCAACGCTGGCCGCCCAAGTGGGCGTGTCCAGGGCGGCGGTGACCCAGTGGATGAACGGTGATCGACTGCCAGGCCAAGCCAGACGACGGATCCTCCGTGAGCTCTTCGGAGTGCCGGAGGGCGCGTGGGACGAGTCTCCGCGGTCGAAGGCCTTGGGGGCTGCTCAGGCGACCGCGGCGCCGTCAAAGCTGGACGCCGAGGGCAGGCTTCGGGCGCAGCTTCAGCGACTGGACCAGATCCGGTCGGCGGCGAAGTCCGACGTCGACATGGCACCACAGACCCGGCTCCGTCTCGAGGCGACGGAAACCAGGTGCATCGAGCTGCTCTCGAAGCTGACGGGAGAGGGGCAGGAGATTAGCGAGTCTCGGATCTTGCGGACTCCGGCGTGGAGGCGAATTGTGGACGCGATGGTGAAGGCGTTCCGGGATCATCCGGAGGCTGCTGTGGAGGTGGAGGCAGCGCTCAAGGAGATCGGCGAATGACTGCGACGACCAGGGAGCAGGTGGCGTCGCGAAGGGTTGCGCGTCCTCGATCGCTGGCCGCTTCGTTGGTCCTCGAGCTGCGTAGGGACATCGAGTGGCGCTACGAGACGTCTACGGATGAGACGGAGCGGGAGCGACTGGGTCAAGCGCTCGGGGCCGGGACGGAGGCAAGGTGGCCGTCGAGCAGGTACTACGACGATCCGTGCGGGTTCGCGGTGGAGGTGTTGGGGCTGCAGCTCACCGAGGACCAGGAGACGGTGCTTCGTGCCCTCGTCGCACACATGCGCGTGGCGGTGGCGAGCGGTCATAAAATCGGGAAGTCGGTGCTCGATGCGGTTGCGGCGCTGTGGTTCTACGCGACGCGCGACGAGGCACGCGTGATCATGTCCTCCGTTACCGCGCGCCAGGTGGACCAGATCCTTTGGCGAGAACTGCGCATGCTGCACCGTCGGTCTCGAGTTCCGCTCGGTGGTGAGCTGCACGAGCTCGCCCGCTCGGGGCTCAAGAGCCACGACTTCCGCGAGGTGGTGGGGTTCACCGCGCGCGAGAGTGAGGCCGTCGCCGGGATCTCGGGGAGGCACCTGCTGTACATCCTCGACGAGGCGAGCGGCATTGGCGACGACATCGCGGAGGCGATCGAGGGCAACCGGGCCGGCGGCGCTCGCGTGCTCATGACTTCGAACCCGACGCGCACGGAGGGGTTTTTCTTCGACGCCTTCCACAAGCTTCGGTGGAGCGAGCAGAACCCCGGCGGCGTCTACTGCGTCCAGGTGTCAAGTGAAAACACGCCGAACGTGCGAGAGGGCCGCGTGGTAGTGCCTGGCCTGGCAACGCGCGAGTGGGTCGAAGAGAAGCGCCGGGAGTGGGGAGAGGATTCGCCGCTGTTCCAGGTGCGCGTGCGTGGTCAATTCGTGGTGAAGGAAGAGGGCCGCGTGGTCTCGCTGCATACCATCGAACTCGCGGAGGGTCGGTGGAGAGACGCTCCGTGCGAGGGCGTGCTCACCATCGGGCTCGACCCAGCCGGCGAGGGTGGAGAGGGTGACGAGTCCGTGTTTGCCCTGCGTCGCGGGCTGCGCGTGCTCGAACTCGTGGCGCACCGTGGCCTGTCCGAGGAAGCGCACCTCGTGCATCTGCTGAGCCTGGTTCGTGACCATAAGCTGCCACGCGAGCGACCTCGGGTGGTGCTGGACCGTGAGGGCCCGATCGGTACGCGAGTGTTCCGCGAGATCCGTGCGTACCTCGACCGCTTCGACGAGCAGAGTATGCCGTTCGTGCTCTTCGGGATTCGAGCCTCTGATCGTGCGTCGCGTGAGCCGGACGTTTGGGACCGCCAGCGGGATGCGCTGTGGGGCAACGCCTCAAGGTGGCTCCGGGCGCAGGACGAGAGGGGTATGGGAGGGGCGATTCCGGAGGACACACGGCTCGAGGCGGAGCTGCACGCGCCGGAGTGGATACCCGGTCCGAACGGTCGCATGAAGGTCACGCCGAAGAAGGATCTGCGAAAGAAGCTCGGGCGCTCTCCGGACCGCGCGGACGCCGTGTGCCTAGCCGTGTGGGATCCAACACCTAACGACTTCGTCGTGGAGAATGAGCCCGTGCGTGCTCCGTCGAGGCTTGACCCGTTCTCGGGGGCGATCGATCCTTGGGGCAGCTCTAGGGGGATCGTTCGATAGTCTACGTTTCCCGAGTTACCACGTGTGACCAATAGGGGTCGGGGCACTTGGTCACACCATGTAACATTTGGCCTGGCATGGTCGACCCATGCCCGGACTGCTCGGAGATCTCGTCAATGCGTTGCTCGGAGTGAGCACGTACGAGAGCGTTCCAGATCCGGTCGAACAGCAGAAGGCTGATGATCTCCGTGACCGGATCGGGACGCACCTGTCGAGGCAGACCTCGCCCCAGCTCCGGTGGTACCTCGCCGATCTCGAGCAAGCGATGGTCGCCGCCGACTCCGGCAACCTGAGGCAGGCGGCGAAGCTCTGGCGCGCGATGCGATGCGATGGCGTAATCGCCGGCCTGCTGTCCACGTGCACTGACGGCCTCGTGCGGCTCCCGAAGTCGTTCTCCGGGTCCCACGAGCAAGTCGCAGAGCTTCAGGGCAGCGACACCGTAAGCGTGTTCGACGCCATGTTCCCGCCGGCCGAGCTTGCACTGATGGCCGCGGACGGTCGTGGGCTTGGGGCCTCTGTCGGAGAGCTCGTCCCGGTTCGTGGGCGCGACTACCCGGTGCTCGTGCGCCTCGAACCTGAGTGGCTTCGATACAACTGGACCGAGAACCGGTGGTATTACCAGTCCCAGGGCGGAGAGCTACCGGTCACGCCGGGCGATGGTCGCTGGGTCCTGCACGTTCCCGGTGGTCGCGTAGCCCCGTGGCAGCACGGGCTCTGGTACGCACTCGGCGAGGCGTGGATCCCGAAGACGCACGCGAAGAGCTACCGGTCCAACTGGGAGAGCAAGCTCGCCAACCCGGCGCGTGTGGCAGTGAGCCCTTCGGCGGCGACCGACGAGCAGGCGCAGTCCTGGTTCGAGAAGGTCATGGCCTGGGGCGTCAACACCGTGTTCGGCATGAAGCCGGGCTACGACGTGAAGCTGCTCGAGAGCAACGGCCGCGGGTACGAGGCGTTCGGCGAGACGATCAAGACCTCGAACGAGGAGATCATCATCGCGCTCGCGGGCCAGCTCGTCACGACGACGGGAGGCACCGGGTTTGCGAACGCCGACATTCACAAGTCGATCCGGGCCGACATCATCAAGTCGATCGCAGACTCGCTGGCTCACACGATCAACACCCAGTGCATCCCGCCCTGGGTGGTGAACCGTTGGGGAATCGACGCGCTCGACTCGAGGGCGATGGTTCGGTGGGACGTCGCTCCCCCGAAGGACCGCGCAGCAGAAGGCCAGGCACTCTCTGCGTTTGCCGCCGGCGTGACAGCTCTGCGCGCAGCGCTGGCGCCGTACGGACGAGACGTCGACCTCGGTGCTCTGCTCGCCTCCCACGGCATCCAGACGGTGGCTCTTGGTGGCCCGCTGGTGCTCGTCGGAGGGACGGACGCGGCGCCGACGCCGGCCACGCCGGCCACTCCGGCCACGGTCGACCAGGTGGACCCCGACGGCGACGGGCAGCCGGGCGAGCCTCCGACTGACACGGCCTCGGCGGAGCTCGCTGAGAAGATGACCGCCGAGGGGGTCGACCGGTGCGAACACGGTGCGCTCAACCGGTGCCGACTGTGCGGGATCGAGCGAGTGCGCGACTTCGAACGGGACGAGAACGGAGAGATTGTGTGGAAGGTCATTTGGCGACCGATTCAGCAGGAGGCGGCATGAGCGTGCGCGACACCTTCGTGCTCGACCAGCGGACGCTGCTTCACCACCGTGGTGGTCAGGTGCTCGCTCTCGAGACCCGCGCGATTGGTCGGTCGTTCCCGGTGGTGGAGGGACCAAGGCCTTCGACGCGACGCAGAGTGCTTGGATCGAGGGTGACCAGCTTCCTTGGCCTCCGGAGCGACAAGAAGGCGCCCGGGAGCGAGGTAGCAGTGGTGGAGGTTCTTGGACCCCTGTCCCAGCGTGCGGACACGTTCTGCGGCTGGGTGGACGGCTACGACGCCATTGCCGGGCGCGTCGCCGAGGAGCTCGAGCGCCCCGAGGTGGCTGCGGTCGTGCTGCGCATCGACTCCCCCGGTGGAGACGTCGCGGGACTCGAGGAAGGCATCCGGGCGATCGTCGCGGCAAGAGACAAGTCGGAGAAGCCGATCGCCGTGTACGTCGACGAGCTCGCCGCGTCTGCCGCGTACTGGCTCGCCGCAACGGTGGCGGACGCTGGTATCTACGCCCCCGCCTCCGCGGAGATTGGATCCATCGGGGCCTACACCATGCTGGTCGACGAGCGAGGGAGTCTCGAGCGCGACGGCGTCATCGTGAAGCTCGTGCGAGACCCCGCCGGGAAGGACGCAGCAAACCCGCTCGACCCGGTGTTCGACCTCGCGCTTGAGCGGGAGACGGATCGCGTGCGTGATGCGTCTGGCCGGTTCTACGCCGCGGTGTCGGCCGCGCGAGGGCTCGGAGCCGATGCAGTGCGAGCGCTGAACGCTGCGACGTTCGGCACCCAGGGAGCAATCGATGCAGGCCTCGTCGACGGCATGTGCTCGTTCGACGACGTCGTGCGGAAGGTGTTTGCCAAGACCCAGGAAGTCAAAGCGCAGGAGCGGCGGCGTGTCGCGGGCGCGAAGGAGAAAGCAATGGCTCGACGAAGAGGAAAGAAGGCGGAAGAGATGCCGCCGGCCGCTCCCGAAGAGGAAAGCTCGGGGCGTGCGACAGCCGCGGAAGTGTCCGCGACGTGTACCGAATGCGCGACCGCATGCACCGAGTGCGCGGCTGCGTGCGACAGCGGGACCGCCGACGAGGCGATCGCCGCGGTCGGCAAGATGGTGGCAGCCTGTCAGGCAGCCATCGCCGCCGGCGAGTCGTTCCTCGGCGGCTCCGTTCCGGCCCCTGCCCCCGAAGAGCCGATGGCCGAGGACGGTGGGGAGGAAGAGGACGAAAAGGAGCCCAAGGCCCCTGTGGCCCTGGTGCGACGCCTCGACAAGCTGGAGGCCGATGTCGCCCGTCGTGCGGACGAGGACGAGCGAGCTCGGACGCTCGCGGTCAAGCGCGCGACGGCAGAGCAGCGCGCCAAGATGGCCGCCATGTCGATGGCCGAGTTCCGGTCCGCAGCATCGGTCCTTCCCGACCGGTACGACGGCGGGCTGGCTGCGGACGTCGGCGTCACCCCGACGCGTGGAGGTGGCGGAAACTTTGGCTTGACCGAGGCTGAACTCGCCAAGTGCAAGGCGAAAGGAATCTCCCCGGAGAAGTACGCAGAGACCCGGGCGAGCATCGCCGCCCGTAGCGGAGGTGCGAAATGACGGCGACGACCATCGAGCGAATGACCGAGTTCTTCGGGCTCCTTCCCGCCCGCGGAACGTATCCCATCGCGGCCAACACCAAGCTGCTCAAGGGCACCCTGGTAGGTCTCGACAGTGCAGGCCGCGCGATCGCGGCGACGCTCGCAGCCACTTGCGTGCGAGTCGTCGGTAAGGCGAGCTCCACGGTCAACAACCTGACCGGATCCGAGCTCGGAGGAGCTGCTGCCGCCGCTGACGTCGAGGTCGAGTTTGGAACCTTCGACTGGGCGAACAGTGCCGATGCCGACGAGATCGCGGCGGATGACGTCGGTAAGCTCTGCTACGCGGTCGACAACCAAACTGTCGCGCTCACCAGCGACGGCGGGACGCGGCAGATCGCTGGCATGATCACGGGCTTCTACAACAGCAAGCCCCAGATCTTCACACACCCGCTCGTCCCGGTGTTCCACGACGTGCTCACCGATCTCGCCTCGACGGCAAACGCAAAAGGCGCGAGCCTCATCGGGATCGAGGACGCGGCCACGAACTTCGCGGCGACGGACGTGGAGGCGGCTCTCGCCGAGATCATCGCAGACTACGCCGCAACCACGGCGAGCAACGGCGCGAGCAAGATCGGCATCCAGGACGCCGGCGGCCACACCAGCGTGACCACTGTCGAGGCAGCCATCCAGGAGCTCTATGCGAAGGTTGGCAAGCGAAGCCTCACGGTCACGGAAGCGGACCTGACCGACGCCGACGGGTCGCAAACCGTCAACCTGGGGGATGCTCTGCCTGCCAACGCTCGAATCCTTGGCGTGCACATGCACACACTCACCCCGTTCTCCGGCGGTGCGGTTGGTGACTTCACGTGCGACGTTGGAAGCGCCAACGACCCCGACGCGCTCGTGGATGGCGCGGACCTGTTCAGTGCGGCCGTGGACGGCTGCCCCGCCACCATCACCGCTGGGGTGCACCCGAACAAGCTGTTCGCGGATTCTACCCAGCTCACCGCAACGTTCATCTGCGGTTCGGATGACGTGGCAGACGCGACGGCAGGAGCCGTCACCATCGACGTGCTCTACGCGGTGCTCGCGTAAGGAGAGGACCCATGGGAGTCGAATACAACCAAATCAGTACAGACGCGCAACGGGCTCTCGAGGAGTTCTCTCAGGACTTCGCTCTCGCTTTTGCGCAAGGCGGCGTGGATCAGTGGGCCAAAGAAAACGGTCTGTACCGCACGTCTCGAGCCCTCAAAACCACCTACCCTGTGCCCGTGTCTGCGGCAGGGTATCAAGAGTTCAAGGGCGACATGCGATATCGATCGATCTTCGAAAAATCGATCGAGCTCAAGCCGAAGACCTGGCAGGACGGCGTTTCTGAGCTGGCCAGCGTGATCGAGGCCCCCGACTTCATCGGCTGGACGACGGAGCCAGCGGCCATCGCGATGGCTGCCCTGTCGCTGGCCAACGAGATCGTTGCAGGCCTTCTCGAGGCCAACGGGACGAGCTGGGACGGCAAGGCGTTCTTTGCCGGCGACCATCCCGTCAACGTCTTCGACTCGTCGAAGGGAACCTACGACAACGACATCACGGGTGCTGGCACCAACTCCACGGCCGCGAACCTGTCGCTTGCCAAGCAGTACTTTCGCGACATCAAGGCTCCCAACGGAAAGCCGCTGGGCCTGCGAATGACACATGTCATGGTCCCTCCGGCTCTCGAAGAGACCTGGAAGGATATTCTCGAAAACGATCTGTTGATCGACACGGTCGGAACGAGTTTCGGGGCCATCAACAACCGTCACAAGGGAACAGTCAAGATGATCGTTTCCGACGAGTTGACGAGCGATCTGCAGTGGTACCCGCTCGCTCTCAACAAGCCTGGCATGTTCCCCTGGATCGTCCAGGACGAGGGAGCCCCCGAAGAGATCCGATCGGACAAGGACTCGCACATGTACAAGACGACCCTGAAGGTCGGAGTGGCGTACATCCTACGAGGCAACGGGGCGCTGGCTCTTCCGGCGTGCGCCCAGCGGTGGGCCGGAACCGCGCCCTGACAAGGAGTCTGACACCGACGTAGCGCCTGACGTCATCCCGCCTCTCAGCCCCCTACCGGCCAAGGTCCGCAGGGGGCTTCCCCCGTAGAAGCCCATGCCGTACCTCACAGTGTCAGAATTCCGCGCTCGAACGGTGATGCCGCAAGAGGACGTGGACCAGCTCGAGGTGATGCAGCCTGGGTACCTCCTCGCGCAACTCGGCACCGTATCAGCCAGGATCGACGCTCGACTTCGGAAGCGCTACGCCGCTCCCTTCGAGGCCCCGATCCCCGAGGCTGTGCTCGACTGGGCAACCCGGCTGACGACGCCGCGCGCGTACGCAAAGCGAGGTTTCAATCCCTCGAGCGACCCCTCGTTCGTCCAGCTCGTGATTGACGACGCCAAGACGGCGGACGCAGAGATTGACGCGGCCGCGGACGCTGTCGCTGGCATGTACGATCTACCTCTCAGGCAGGACTCCACAGTCACAGGGGTCAGCAAGGGCGGCCCCTTGGGCTACTCCGAGACTTCTCCGTATGCGTGGCAGACGCTGCAGCAGACGCGAGGGAGGAGCGAGGATCGATGACTCTCGCGACCCTAGACGGGTGGATCGAGGACCTCCGGACCGCCGGCGACGGTATCGAACAAGCGGCTCCCGCGGTCGCCCAGGCGTGCAAGGCGGCAGCCGACCAGGACCTCGCCGCTGGCCGCGGGATCGGTGGTGAGCAGTGGGCGCCTCGCAAGGACGGCGGACGCCCCCTCGCAAACGCAACCTCGGCTCTCACGGTAGAGCCGGTCGGCAACGTCATCGTGTTCTCGATCCCGGAGCCGTACGTCTTCCACCACTTTGGCGCAGGACGGGTCCCTCGAAGGCCCATTCTCCCGACCGCAGGCCTTCCGGACAATCTTGGGCACGCGATTCGTGAGGGGCTGATTCAAGGCCTTCCGTTCATGAAGAAGCACGGGAGGAAGAAATGAGCGAAGTCCTCGCCGTGCTCCTGGTCGTGGATGCGGTCACTGCGCTCTTCGTTGAGGAAGAGACCCCGGTCAATGTCGTCTTCGGCTGGCGCGAGCCACCCAAGACGATCAATCAGGGCGACGGCACAGCAAACCGGATCTGCTTCGTTCCCGGCGACGCCGGCGACGCGCTCGGAGCCGATATGCCTCCCCGGTACCCAGGCCGGAATCCTCGCCCCCTGGCGACGCTCGAGGAGCTGTTTCGAGTCCGAGTGTGGGCGGTGGACAAGGCCGCGCCAAACAGTGAGCGGGCGCAGTACAAGGCCACCAGACTGCTCTACGATGCGACGAGGCGAGCGCTTCGGCTCTGCGATCCTGGGGGACTCAAGATCAAGTCCCAGAAGTGGGTGCGCAGCGTTACGGAGCGATCGTTTGGCACGGAGATCGAGCTCGTGTGCAGCGTAGACGCGATGGTGCCGGATCTGCCGTGGCAAGAGGCAACAGACCCGGTCGGACAGGCCGGAATCAAGATGGCATTCCCAGCGGGCGACGTGGACCCGAACCCGGGGCCAGTGGTCTCGGACGACGACGAATGAGGTAGATATGACCCTTCCGAATGTGAACATGGATCAGGTCGACGGCGCCCTCGGAATCATCCCTCCGAGCGACGGGGACGTCGCTGCCGTCTACGGGCCGGCGGACAGTGGAGCGCTCAACAGCCCAGTGGCACTGGTCAGTCGAGAGGACGTGATTGCGGCCTTCGGCGCGGGCCCCCTCGTGGAGTTCGCGTGCTACTTGATCGCAAAGACCGGCAAGGCCGTCGTATGCGTCCGGTCTGACGTCACCACCCCAGGTACCCCTGGCGTGATCGACATCACCGGGGTAACTGGCACAAGCGTCGCAAGCTTCGCCGGAGCTGCCGCGGCAAACGACGAATACGAGCCCTGGGTCAAGATCGTTACCGGGGGCACAATTGGAGTCGACGGCATCACGTACCAGACCAGTCTCGACAACGGGCGAACCCCGTCCGCAGAGACGGCCCTCGGCACAGCCACCAGTATCACCATCACCGGCTCCGGCGGGGTGACGATCGACTTCGGTCCAGGAACTCTCGCCGCTGGAGACATCATCCGCAGCAGGACGACTCCCCCCCTCGAGGACGCGGACGACGTGGCTGCCGCTCACGCTGCGCTGCAGGCGTCTGGGCACGTGTGGAGCGCAGTCTTCCCAGCCAACGTGGTGACGGCTGCAAAGCTGGCTGCTCTCGACACGTGGATGGAAACCCTCTGGACGAAGAAGAAGCCCCGGAAGTTCATCGCCGGCGCTCGAGGCCCTGCCGTCGGAGAGGACAATCCCACCTGGCAGGCCGCGCTTGCAGCCGAGTTCGCCGCAAGCACCACCCTGTTTGGGTCGGTGGCCTCGGGATACTGCAAGACGCTGTCTGCGGTGTCTTCCCAGCAGCTCCGTCGCCCAGCGTCCTGGGCTGCTGCCGCTTGGGCGCTGAAGCTCAAAAACCCCCGGCGCGACGACATGGCCGCCCCTATCCTCGGCCCTCTCCCGAGCGACGTGCGGATCGTGGACGCGAACAACAATCCGGACGAGCACAACGAAGAGACCACGCCCGGGCTCGACGCGCTTCGGTTCCTGACCCTGCGCACGTTCGAGGGGCTCGTCGGCACCTTCATCACGCGTCCCCGGATCTTCGCCCCCACCGGGAGTGACTTCGTCTGGTGGCAATACCGGAGCGTGATCAACGACATCGCAGCCGTTGTCCAGCTCGAGCTCACCAAACGCCTCCGATCTCCCGTGCGAGTCAATCGCAAGACCGGGTACATCCTCGAGCAGGACGCGGTCGACATCGAGAACAACGTCAATGCGGCAGTCGACGCGCTTGTGGCTCCCGGGCCGGACGTGTCTGGCCATAAATTCACGGTCTCGCGCACAGACCAGCTTCTTTCGACCGGCACGCTCACCTGCGCCGAGCGCGTCATTCCGCTGGCGTACCCCGACCAAATCGACGTCACCATTGGATTCGTCAACCCGGCTCGCGTGCAGCCCGTGTGAGGTAGCAGATGGCAATTGACACCGTCAGGATCAACGGATTCGCCTGCAGCTGGGGCGACACCGAACTCAAGTTCAACGGCGAGCGCTTTCACAAGTTCACGGGAGTGGACTACGGCGACAAGCGGACTCGCACCTTCATTTGGGGCACGGATAAGGCTCAGGCCCCCTTGGGCCGAGGCAAGGGCAAGTATGAGCCCGGCATTCTCAAGGTCTCAGGCCCGAAGTTTGCGATTCAGGACTTGCGAGCCTACTTTGCGTCGCAGGCAGCGGACGGGGTGAGCTACGGCGACGCCATCATCCCGCTGGTGACACTGCAATTCATCGAGAACGACAACGTTATCACGATCGAGTTCATCAACGTCACCTGGGACAACGACAACTCCTCGCACTCGGAGTCTGGTGACGGGCTCACCGAGGATATCGAGCTACAGCCCGAGCGTATCAAGCGCAACGGGCTGACCCTCTACAGCAGCACGGGAGCGTGACATGGCCGACAAGAACGCAGTCTTTGGAGTGAGTCTTTCGTACACGGGCCCCGGTGGTGTTGCCGCCTCGGCCCCCGCCCAGAGCGTGACGGTGCCCTATCAGGCGCTATCGTCCGGCACTCTGGACATCCCGGACGCTGCGGCCGCGTCCACAGACTACCTCATCCCCCTGGGCAGCATCGATACGGCTGTCACTGGTGTGATGATCCGCAACTCGAGCGGCCAGGAGCTCGACGTCTCGCTGAACGGCGGCGCGGAGACTCCGTTCTCGATCCCCACCGGAGGCTTGCTGCTGCTCGCCTTCCCGTCCGAGCCTGGTGAGACGCCGATCACTTCGATGACGGTGACGACGAGCGCAGAGCAGTCCGGGGACGGCGCCGTTCACTTCTGGGCCTTCGGCGACATGGTGGGGGCGTGATGGCAGACCGTGAATTGACCGAACGCGAAAAGCTCGAGGCGGCCGTCGCCGAGGCGAAGGCGCGCAGAGAAGAAGCTCGGGTTGCCAGAGACGACGCCCGAGCTCCGGACAGGCTCCGGGCCGAGCTCGCCCTCGTAACGAGGCAGGCCGAAATGGACGCGATCTACGACGAGCTCGAGTCCAAGCACGGATCGAATGAGATCCGTCGAGTCGACGCCGATGACGGATCGATGCTCGTCGTATCCCGCCCTGCCAGCGTCGCGTTCAAGCGCTTCCAGCAGAGCAAGACCTCCGTGGACGACTGCGACGCATTCGTGCGCACGTGCCTCGTGTACCCCAGCAAGGAGGGCTACAACGAGCTCGTGTCCAAGTGGCCGGCCAAGATCGTGGAGGGCGCCAACGTCGCGTCTGAGCTGGCAGGGATTCGCCGGAAGGAAGCTTCGGGAAAATAGCCGAGCTCCTCGGAGAGGCGCGCAGAGAGATAGGACCCGCGGCTGAGTGTATCTGGAGTCTCTTTCACGCCGACCCCGACTCTGAGGAGGACTGGATCCAGGGGATGGCCGGTGCCGCACTGCTAAACGACATCCGGCTGGAACTGCAGGCGATTCGCAAAGGGTTAAGCAATGGCTGAAGCAAAGTTCGCAGTGGTCCTCGAGGACCAAATGTCCGGAGCGGCGGGACAGGCGGCATCGGCCCTGCAGGACCTGCAGTCATCGATCCAGGCGGAAACGAGCGAGCTCCGAAACATGCAGCAAGCGATGCGCGCCATGAAAGCGGACGCCTCGAGCTCCGGTTCCGAGCTCGCCGCCCTGGCCGCCAAGGTCGACGCCAAGAAGAACTCGATCGCGGCCGCTACGAGGGAGTATGTGAACCTTGGCGGAAGCTTTCAGAAGCTCAAGGCAAGCGCTGGACAGGGAGGAGACGCGCTTGCGGGCCTGCAAGGCGACATTGCAAAGTCCCTTGGCCCACTGAACCAGAAGGTCGAGCGGGTCAGGGCACTGATTGGCCTTCTTGGGGGAGGCGGACTCGTTGCCGCGGCCGCGCTCGCAGCCGTGGCGATCGTTGCCCTGACAGCCGCTGTCGTGGGCGCAGTAATCCAGATGGCGAAGTTCGGACTGGCAGCGTCTGACGCAGCGAGAGACCACCGGATCCTGCTCGAGGGAATGACCGGAAACAGGGCGGCCGCCATCGATCTGCAGAACGCGATCGCTTCCGTGTCTGCGAGGGTTGCACTCTCTGGACAGAAGGTCTCTGACCTGGGGCAGAAGCTCGCCGAGGCGGGGCTGCGTGGCGACCAGTTCCGCACCGCCCTCGAGGCCGCATCGATTGCGTCGTCCGTGGGAGGCTCGGAGGCCGAGTCGGCATTCATGAAGGCAGCTATCGCAGCAGCCAAGGCGGGCAAGTCGGTGGACGAGCTCGCAAAGAAGGTCAAGGGTCAATTCGGAGCGGCGTCCGAGGCTCAAATGCTCGGGTTCCGTGTGCAAATGGAAAAGGCTCGCGAGAACACTACGAGACTGTTTTCCGGCGTGAAGATCGAGCCGTTCCTTGATGGCCTGTCGAATGTAACGAGCCTTCTCGACGAGAACACGGCTTCGGGCCGCGCGCTCAAGACGATCGTCAGCACCATGCTCGATCCCATCTTTGCCGCCGTCGCCAAGGCTGGGCCACTGGCCGGAGCCTTCTTCAAGGGCATGGTGATCGGCTCGCTGCTCGTGACCATTGCCGTCCTGAAGGTCAAGAACGCCATCCAAGACGCCTTTGGTCCGAGCGTAAAGAGCAACCTGGACGGGATGAAGCTGGCCCTGTACGCGGGCGCAGCGGCCGCAATCGTCATCGCCGTCGCTATCGTCGCCCTGGCCGTCGTCTTCGGAGTACTCGCCGTGGCGGTGGGGCTTGCGGCGATCTCGCTCGGGATCCTCTTCCTCCCGTTCCTCATCGTGGTGGCCGTGGCAATCGCGGCCGTCGTCGCAGTGATTGCCGCGTTCGTCTACCTCGCGATTCAGGTCAAGAAGGCCTACGACGTGATCGCGGGGCTGGACTTCGGAGCCATTGCAAAGGACATGATGCAGGGCTTGGTCAACGGCATCACGTCCGGGGCCGGCGCAGTCATCAGTGCCCTGCGAGCCCTCGCCGAGAAGATGAAGGCGACGATCAAGGGCGCCCTCGGCATCGCCTCCCCATCGAAGGTGTTTGCCGAGTTCGGCCTAAACACCTCGGTCGGCTTCGCAGAAGGCATCGAGGGCGGCTCCAAGGGCGTGACGGGAGCGCTCAACAACATGGTGCAGCTTCCGGCCCCTCCGGCCGGCAAAGCGAGCACGTCGACCAGCTCGAGCTCGAACACGGTGACGATCCACATCCACGCCCCCTCGGGTGACGCGAAGGATATAGCGAGCGAAGTGGAGCGAGTGGTGAGCGACCTGTTCGAGGGCGTGGCCATCCAGATGGGCGCGCCACTTCCGGAGGGAGTGTGATGGATCCCATCACCAATCCCGGCGCCTGGGACAAGTTCATTCTAGCTGGCGAGCCGTCACCGGGGCTGTGCGTGTCAGTCGCCGGCGCCCGCAACCCGCGCACGTGGGACGAGAAGAAGGGCGCAGGGTCGTCAGGCGCTGGACTGGTTTACCAGGGAGACGGGCTCGCAAAGTTCCTCGTGAGACTTCGCTTCTGGACCAAGGAGCACTTCGACGAGTGGGACGCCTGGAAGCGGCTACTGCAGCCTCCGACGGAGAAGAACCCGAACGCGCTGGACTCCGAGCACCCTCAGCTCGGGCTTCTCCCCGTCCCCATCTCCTCGGTGGTGGTCGATGACCCCGGAGCTCCTGAGCCGGAAGCGGACGACACCTGGATCGTGGAGATTTGGTTCCGCCAGTTTCGCAAGCCGGTCCCGGCGCAAGCGAGCCCTGCTGGAAGCAAGAGCGGCAAGGGCGGAGCTGGTGGGGCAAGTGGAAGCGGCCCGGGAGGCAAGTCGACCGACCCCGTTGACCAGTACATCGACGAGCTCGTGGGCGAAGTCAACAGCCTGGCGGGTGGGTGATGCAGACGTTCGCGACCATCGGAGGCCTCGAGGCGCAGCCCCTGCGTGTGCAGGTGCCAGCTTCCGGCCCGTGGTACGCGACCGCTGGGCTCGTATCGGCTGCGGCGCTGTCGGGCTCGGTGCAGGTGCGTATCGGCGCCCTCGAGCTCCGCGGCACCGTCCGTGACCACGGGTCCTGGGCACTTCGAGGTGGCGTGCTCGTGGTGGGCGGGGCTGACGGATGGGCGCGTGACGTCGCGGCCCGTCACTACCACTCCGACGCCGGCGTGCGTGCCCAGCTCGTAGCCTCCGACCTAGCATCCGAGGTGGGAGAGATCCTGGGCGACTGCGCGGCAGAGCGTGAGCGCGTCGGGATCGACTACGTCCGCGCACGCGGGCCGGCTGCGAGGGTCCTTCGGTTGGCAATCGGGAGCGCTTCCTGGTGGGTGGACTACGAGGGAATCACCCACGTGGGCAGACGGGTGCAGACCGAAATCGTCGGGGCCTACGAGGTGCTTTCCGCCGATCCTCGGACCAGGACTGCCGTCGTGGCGACTGACGACCTCGGGCGCATCCGGGTGGGGTCTGTGCTTCGTGAGCGGCTTCCAGAACCGATCGTTGTGCGGTCGCTGGACCTGAGCGTTAGAGGCGGCGAAGTTCGCGCCATCGTGTGGGGAGGTGCCTTATGAGAGCCGCTCGAGCGCTTGTGGCACTGATTCGGGAAGTGTTTCCCCGGTACGCCTTTGCTTTCCTGTACCGGTACCGCGTCGTGGACATGGTGGCCACCAGGTGTAGGCTGCAAGCTATCTCGGAGGCTCCTGGGCTGCCTCACCTCATGCACGTCTCGGTGCTCCCTGGGGTGGCTGGCGCGGCCGCGAATCTGACCCCCGGGACCGTGGTGCTGGTCGCGTTCGTCGAGGGCGATCCGGCTCAGCCTGTCGTTACGCACTTTGCGGCTGAGGGCGCGGCTGGGTTCGTGCCGATCTCGCTTGTGGTGGACGCCACGGACACGATCTCGTTGGGAGGCTCCGCCACACGAGGTGTCGCGCGTCTTGGCGACACCGCGGGCCCGTATGTGATCACAAGCGCGAGCACGAAGGTGGTAAGCGAATGACACTCGAGGTTGGGACACAAGCTTGCGATAGCGGCCTTGCAAAGCGGATCTATGATTCCCGCGTCGCTCTCGGAGAGGCTATCGGGATCCCATCCGATCCGGAGGGACACGGCCCCCTAAAGGCTGATTGCTACGCGATCGCATCGGCCGTTGTGGCCGAGATCCAGGCAAACGCGGAGGCTGTGATCTCCGTGACAACTGGCGCTTTGCAAACCTCCACCGCTGTAGGCTCTCCCACGGCCCCCCCCGCTCCCCTGGAGCAGACGATCCCAATTCGGTGATGTGATATGGTCCACATGGTCAAAGCAGAGGCGGTCGAAGCAGGCACCGCGATCATTGGCTCGAACAGTGCCAACGGTGACTACTTCGGATCCGCGCTTGCCGCGACTGATGACTACCTCGTGGTTGGCGCGCCGAGAAACGATGCTGGCGGTGCGGACGGTGGGAGTGTCTACATTTACGAGCGTTCCGGTGGGGCGTGGGCGGAAGTTGTGACGTTTGCCGGAGCCGCATCCGATTACATGG